TTTCTGTCTCTTTCTTTTCTAACCATTTCTCTATCTCATCGGGATTACTGCCTGTTCGTTGCGAGTATTCCCGCTGCGCTTTTGTCAGAATGGGTTTTTTCTTGGCTGAATTATCTGTCCTCCCGCCACCTGCTTCGGAATTAAGTATCTTTGCCGGAATACCTGATAACTCTTTCAAAGCACTTTCTCGCTCGTCCGCAATGATTTCAGGAAATTTCTTAACAATGGTATTGTCAATTATTTCCTGTATTTTTTTAGGACTTACCCGTTCCGATAGAGACAATTTTTGTAATTGCGTGTCTATCTCGTCCTTATACTTTTCGTAATACTTATTTTTTGTAAAATTACTCTTAACCGTTTCTGCTTGAGAGTTAAAAATAATTTCTGCCAACGGATTAAGTTGAGAAGCGACAATATCATTTAATGCCCTCAGCTGATTGAAAGTATATTCGTTGCCATACTTCTCCTCTAACTTCCGCTTGAATTCTTCGGGATAATCTTCCTCTGTTTTTGGAATAACAGCAGGTTTGTTTTCTAATTCTTCTAACCGCCTTCTCAAATCAGCCGATTCCTGCTGTTTTCTTTGCATTTCCTTAACAGCGGCATCATATGCTTTTGCCTGCGCTTCTTTTGCTTTTTCTAAATCTGTCCCGTATTTATCTGTATGCAACCAGGACAGGTCAGGTTTTGCTGTCGCTTTCTCAATTTCAGCAAGCGCATCTGCTTCTGTCTTTACCCGTATTTCTTTCCGTTCCTCGTCTGTGATAGAATCAGGGTCGCCACTTTCAGCAGTTAAAATTGCTTCATCTACTTTTTGCTGAACTTCGGCTTTCTGTTCATCAGTTAACACAAGTTCGTCTGCCATAACTTTATCCTCCTGCGAGACCCCTTTTGTAAGGGATGTGTCGCTATTTAACCATATACACAATTTCACCTTTTTTGTATGCTACCCGCTCTGAAGACCCAATCTTACTTCTCAATTCCTTGCCTTCTAACTTTTTAACTCTATAACCTTTCGCTTCTAATTCCTCAACTCGTGAAGAATTGCAAAGATAAGTCGTTGCTATTGCTCCATTGCTAACAGGTCGCCTTACAACCTTTTTAACTTTTTTCTTCGTTGACATATTTTAATCACCCGCCTTTATTTTTCTTTTAATACTTTACGATATACATTCGGCAAATTCAAAATCCAGCGAAGCGAGTTTATTTGTCCTTTGATATAATCATCTCTGTTATTTTCAATCACGGGTGTTTCTAGTTCGTCTCGGCGTCTGGAAATTTCCTCGTTAATATCATTTGTAAGAATTTTGTATCCCTCGGTATCTGATGTTTCCAGGACTGCTTCTGCATCCATTATCTGTTTTTCTTTTTCACTTGCCATTACATTGCCTCCGGTGATTCGCCTTTTTCCATTTTCATTTTTAGGTAAGCCGTTCTAAATTTTTCCAATGCTTCCTTTTTCTTTTCTGGTTCTATACCAGTGTCATCAAGTTGTCGGGCAAACGCTTTTTCCTCTTCCATTCCACGCTCTATCAAAACATCGTTTTTTGCTTTTACAAGTTCTTGTTCTCGTGCCTGTAGTTGCTTCTCGTATTCTGTAAGTTGCATCGCTTTTTGTTGCAAAGCAACCAGCATTTGCCGTTCCTGGGGCGAACGCATTATTTCCTTTTCTAAATCGGGCGCTATCGTTCTAACATAATTCCGCTTGACATTATAGGAATTGGTTTCACCACTCGGGTCTGCGGCAAACGATTGAAGTAATGCTGTTGCTTTCTGTAATTCTTGCTGAACCATCATGTCAACCGCACCTTTTAGTATAGAGATAGTGAACTCATCAATATATTCAAAATGCTGACGCTGTAAAACTTTTTCTCTACCTTCACCGGTAATAAATTTAATTCCTTCCGACGGCATAAACTCATAAAGACATTGAAAGGTCTGATACATTGCCTCTTTTAATGAAAGTTGAACATTGTCAATCAGCGGGTCAAGTGAAATAGCAAATTGCTGTAATAACATCGCAGTCCCACTGGCAGTCGGAGACGAATTGATTGAACTTTCACGACCCATTGAATAATCTGCCACTAACGACAACCTTTCGGCTATCCCAAAAACAATGTTGAAAAGTGATTGGATTTCGTTCAGCTTACTATGAAATATAAGTTGCTTGAACTTTCCTTCAATTGCCGGAACAGGTATCCCTCTACCATTCTGGAATTCTAACTTGTCTAAATCAAAATCCTTGCTTGGCACAAAAAGAAAATTGAGCGTATTGGCAACTGAATTATTATCAAGCGCCTGGTCTAACAAAATATCAAGTGTATCATTTACCGAACCCATCCGTTGTGGTAAACCTTGCCCTATTATTCGGTCAGCAATGCGATAACAAGGCGAACTCACAAATGGTTTCCGTTGGTCAAAAAACTGGTTCTCATCGTAAAAATGTAAGAAATCATAATCGGCAGAGATAATAAAATAACATTCGGTTTCTTTTGCGGTTTCGTTATCTGTCCAATTATACGGTGCCCATATTTCCCAAAATGGTATTTTTATTACTAATGAATTTTCGGTATCAATTCCCGTATAATCATTTTTTATTTTATCCGTTTCGGATATTTCTGTCATTGACGAACTATTCGCCGCAGCACCCTTCTCTTTGTATTTTTCTAATAACTCATCAACTTTTTCCCACTTATCGTCTTTCCGCTCTTTACGGTCTATCAGTTCGTTGCGTGTCAAATAAATCTTATGGATATTCAAATTCTTAAATCTATCACGATTATTCTCAAAAATTAAATCCTTCGCTGAAACACTTTCCCATATGGCGCCAACAAATTCAGTTTTTTCTTCGGTTTTTATCTGTAATGATTTTGTCTGTGGTGCAATCTGGTAATATAATGTTTTTACTTTTTCTGCAATTTGCGATACAATAGAATACTTTTTAACTTTCTTTACTATTTTCTGCGGTCTGATTTTTAAGAAACTTCCGCCTTCAACAATGATTTTCTGAAAATACTCTAAAATGGTTTGTAGAACATTTGTTTTATGAACCCAGTAAGTGTTAATATAATCTTCTACAATTTGCGCCGCTTCTTTCCCTTCGTCGCTCTGACCTTTTAAGTCAAGGAACTTGACTGTCTTTAATGCCGCATTAAACCTCGCTTCAATTGAACTATCGGAGTATTGAATTGTTTTTGTTTGAACATCAGCACAGTTTTTGAATGGAATTGATTTGTTTTTTTTCGCACTGTATTCGCCAAGGTGCCGGTCCCACCACTCGGTCAAGTTAGAAATAAAATCTTTGTTGTTAGCCTCATATGTAGCGATAATGTCCTTAAAATGTTTTACAACTTCTTTTTGTTTAGTATCTGACAGATTAAGCATTTGTATATTTACCCCAACCCGAACCTCGCTGATGTTTCAATTTCCGTTCCCGCTGTCGTTTCCATTTTAATGTTTTTCTTTGCTTTTTTGTGGCAAATTCCTGAGACATTAAACCAGAAACTGAACCTCTGACTATGCTCATAATTTATTTAAGATAACTGCCCCAACTTTTAACTTTTTTCGCTTTTTTACCCGTTGGCTTCCATCCATGTCCGTGTTCTATCCCTTGTAATGTCCTGAAATACGAAACCGCTTTTGCTTTTGTCTTTGATGTCCCTTTCTTTTTCCAACCGTTCCGCTTGACATAAACAGATTTTCCTTTTAACTTATATGGCATACTTACCTCACATACAAATAAAAAAACCGAAATATCTATTATAAGAAAATCTTACATAGACACTTCGGCTCTCCCAGTTATATCCCAGAATTGTTGCCGAGTATTTACTTATTTTTAATTTCTATTTTAAGTATAACACAATTTTACAATCTTGTCAAGTGTTTTTTTTATTTTCTGAATTTTTTTTATTTAAGGTATAAGGATTATATAAAGTTACTTTCTGTTTTATACTCTTAACTTCGCCCTTATACCAATGAATCTCTTGAGCGCCGCTAAATTCGTTTTCTTTGTTTTGCTTGATTAAATTTTCTACCCAATCCATATTATTTATTCGTTTTTTCAAACTTTGCTAAAATGTCAAGAGGATTTACGATTTTGTAGGGCTTACAGTTTATCTCCAAGTCAATCCCAATCATAGCGCTGCCGAATGAAATAAAATCATTCACACTAAAATTAAAATCCTCTCTTACTACATCCCCGCCAATCGCTTTTATAACACCGTTTCTTGCATATCTTTTATATCCAGGATGAGCGATAATAAGTTTCAGTTTTCCGAGTGTATCAGAAACATTCTCAACTTCTAGCAATACTTTATTCCCGACTATTTGAAGTTCGCCACCTTCGTCTAATATGATTTTTGCTTCGTTATGTCCTTGCATTTTATTTACTTCCCTTTTTTACAACAGCAAAAATATCTGACCAGTTCAAAACGAAATATTGCGCGTTTTCATCTTTGTCAAGTTCATCAGACTTTAACTGATAACCCGTAATGTTTGAAAAATAAGCCGTGTCACCAATACCAATAGGCAACTTTTCTTTTTCACCCTTTTCGTTAATTCTGAAACCTACATCTATCACTTCCGCTTCCGTTGGTCTCGTGTTACGGATATTCGGCAAATAGATATTACCGGACTTCGTCTGCGTCTGCTCCAATGCTTTTACGATAACCCTTTCCCCAATTGCTTTAATTTTCATTTTAATATCCCGTCCGGCCGTATTCCTGCATATCACCCTGTCTATTGTATTTTTTAATATAATCTGTATCGCCTTCCATAAATTCAGCAAATGGCAATGTATAAAGTGCGATTGCTAATGCTATAACAAAATCATCATTCGTGCCACTCTGCGCTCCGGGTTTTCCATTCTTGTCTATAACAAATGCCATCAGTTCTGCGATTATATCTTTGCTCGGAATACCAACCTCGCCGGTTCTGATATAATTTGCTAAACAATCAAGCATTAGCGGTCTGGTGGTCTCGGTTGTTTTCCACCCGATTGCGTCTTGCTGTTTATTGGTCGCCTTGTCCACTGTTCTGCGATAATACAGGTTATTGTAATTCTCTTGTTCTTTCAGGGTTATAAGAGTGGTAAGTCCGTGATTGTTCACTTCGCAGGATATAAAAGCATCGTTATACACTTCACCTAATTTTGACAATTCCTTTCCAAATTCGTTTGGTGAAATGTTCATTTTTAATGTTGCAACAATGTTTTTTTCTAGATGGTCTAACACAACCGCAACTGAAAAGTCTTGCCCGAGTCCTTCCGCCACATCTACGCCGGCGATATAACTTTTCTCTTTCTGTGGTTTCTGCCAAATTTTCAATTCGCCTTTTTTATCATAGTAAAGTTGAATTTTGTCTTTCTCTCGTTTCAAGTATCCCTGCTTACCGGGTTCTTTCGCATTGTCTAAATATAATTTCAATCGTTCACTATCAAAATATGTTCTACCGCTGAAAATGAATGCTTCAATTTCATTCTCGGGATATTCCTGATTAACTAATGCTTTGTCAGTAAATCCTTGTTTAATTATTTCAAATTCCGCCGATGTGTAAAATTCCTTCCACGAAAAAAATCGGGGATGGTAATCTACCTGTCCTGCCCTTGCTAAATCCCAGGTGCGTTTAAAGTAATTAAAACTATTCGCCGTGCTTTCCTGAAATATCATTCCTGAGCCTACTGCTACCATATTTCGTGTTCCCTCAATAATTTCTTTTGCTGTGATAATTCCGGTATCAGGATAAAACGCGGACTCTGAGAATAATACACCCTGCACCGTTCCGCCTCGTTCCCCTGTTCTTGCCGATGCCGTTCCTACATAAAACGAAGCGCCATTTTGTCGTAACACAAACTCGCTCCCCTCGTTAATAGATTTGAAAATCTTGTTTTCAAGATGACGATTCCATTTTTGCGAATTTTTCTCATAGCAGGAAAGTATAAAGTTTTTTGCTCTGCGAAAATGTTGTTTCGTCGCATCGTCTTTGTATGATATTTCTAAATACCGGACAGGGTTTTTATTAAAAATAATATCAGCGCAGAATAAAGCAAGTATGAGTGATGTAAAACCTTCTTTTCGGGCTTTCAGTATTATCTCACGAAGTCCGGTAAAGTTTTTTGTCTCATCATAATCGGCAAGGAGTTGCTCGTAGTATTTTTCTTGAACAGGACGAAACTTGAACGGCACGAGTTCACTAGTCTTCTCGTTGTCAATAAAAAAATTGTCTTCAATAAAAAGTTTAAAGCGAATTTTTCCTCCTCTTTTCTTTCTAATGTTTTCCTTTATGAACTTTACTTAATTTCTTTTTATATTCTTCTGAAAATTTCTTACCTAACCAAAATTTCATAATTTTATTTGTATTTTTCCGCCTGATATGGCAATTTGATTTCTGTTTCTATTTTATCTGTCCACCCGTAATTATTTTTTAAATTAAAAATTGCGCCGGCAACCTGATTGTGGGAAAATAAAAATGTATCAACATAATTTTCGCATATTAGTTTTGCCTTTTTTATTAGTGTTGTGAAATTATCCCGCCCTTCATATTCAATCAATTGTCTTCGCGAAGTCATATCAAGGGCAAGAGCAAGTCCTGTAATAGTTAGAGGTTTATTTTTTTTCTCACACTCCTTAAAATAATTATCTATTTTATTTTTAAGGTCTTTTGCGGAATTGAATTTGAGAGGTCTTCCTACTTTTTTTTTGTTTCTCATATTAAGAAGTATACCAAAGAACATAAAATTTGTCAAGTGTTTTTTTTATTTTGCGAATTATTTTTTTCGGAGGTGAAAAAATAAAATGG